TACATGATGGGAAAAAAGGAATTACGGTCATCCCGTGTGCCTATGTCAGGCAATACATCGAGTGGGCTCCACGCGGTCAAGGAAGCGGCGCTCCAATCGCTATCTATCCCGCAACGAGCGATATCCTTAGCAGAACGCACCGGGAACCCGGCGATAACAAGGATTATCTCGACAACGGTAACTATGTGGAAAACACAGCTAACCACTACGTGCTGGTCATAGACGGCAACGTACCAGAGCCTGCGTTGATCACCATGAAGTCCACGCAACTGAAGAAGTCGCGTAAGTGGAACAGCATGATGATGTCCACCAAGATGATCGGCAAGAACGGACCGTTCACCCCACCCATGTATTCGCATCTGTACCGCCTGACCACGCAGGCTGAGTCAAACGACAAAGGCAAGTGGTACGGTTGGGAAATTGAGCGCATTGGCCCGGTAGAGGATAAAGACCTTTATGTCTCTGCCAAGGGTTTTGCTGCAAGCATTAACGACGGTGCAGTAAAAGTGCAACACGCTCACGAGGACGGTGCTCCCACAGCAGCGCCATTCTAACCGTCACGGCCCCGAAAGCGGATGCTGTCGTGCCACTCAAAGCCAAGAGGCCTTGAGTACTGCAGACAGACGCAGCGAGTAGGGGCCACCTTTTCTGAGATAACAGATGTCACAGTTAGAAAAATTCAAAGCCATCTTCTCAGGTCTGGAGATCGCATACGGGACGTACAAGATAGAGAAGGAGCGGGGAGATGGAAAGCAGGCAGGGAAAGCTACGGTTGTTAGACAGCCTCCGACAGATGACCTTTGGGAAGCTCATCTTATGGGCAGCGGCCCTACCCTTGGCATTATTCCTATTCGTTCTGACAATACTTGCGGCTGGGGTTGCATCGATATCGATCAGTACCCACTCGACCACGCTGCACTGGTTAAGAAAATTGCGGAGCTCTCTCTACCACTGATTGTCTGCCGCAGTAAATCAGGTGGCGCACATTGCTTTTGCTTTGTGCGCGCGCCTGTGCCTGCGCGAGACATGCAAGAATATTTAAAGGCTTGCGCTGCCTTACTAGGTGAGGCAGGCCGTGAGATTTTCCCTAAACAAGCTGAAATCCTCGTGGATCGCGGGGATACCGGCAACTTCTTAAATCTTCCCTATTATGGTGGTGACAACTCTACGCGCTATGCTCTCAAGGCAGATGGTACTGCAGCTACGCTTGAGGAATTCTTTGAGCTATATGAAGCGTCTGCCCAAAGTGGAACCCCTACGCCACCTGAGCCGCCAAAAAAAGAAACGGCTCCTATCAAAGACGGCCCTCCCTGCTTACAAGCGCTTTGTTCTCAAGGGTTTCCGGAGGGGACGCGTAACAACGGCATTTTTAATATCGGCATTTATCTTAAAAAGCAATCGCCTGCGTCTTGGGAAGATAAAGTCGTCGAGCACAACATAAAATTCTTCGACCCACCTTTGCCAAACAATGAGGTGCAGCTTGTTATTAAACAACTCAATCGCAAGGATTACCGCTACAAGTGCAAAGACGCGCCGCTCAGTAGTTTCTGCAATAGCTCTCTCTGCAGGACTCGTCGCTTCGGAATTGGCGGTCATGGCCCGGACTCGCCCACACTATCCTCGCTATCTAAGTATGCGTCAGAACCGCCTCTTTGGTTCTTGGACATCAATGGCAGGCGCATCGAACTGGAGACAGACTCGTTATTCAATCAGGCAGCGTTCCAGAAGGCTTGCGTGGAGAAGCTCAATCTCTTACCGCCCACCCTCAAAAAATCTGATTGGGAGGGAATGCTTAACGAGCTCCTTAAAGAAATGGTTGAAACCGAGCAGATTTCGCAAGCAAGCGAAGACACCTCCGTTACAGGCCGCTTTATGGATCTTTTGGAAGAATTCACGACGCATATGCAGCAGGCCATGGATAGGGATGAAATCCTGATGGGCAGGCCGTGGGAAGAGCCAGAGGATGGCAAGACCTACTTCCGTATGAAAGACCTTGAGAACCACCTGAAGCGCAATAACTTCATCGGCATGACCGCTCCCAAGATGGCACAGCGCCTGCGTGACTTAGGGGGAGAGCCCACTTCCCTGTTCTTAAAAGGCAGGACAGTACGCTGCTGGCGCATACCTCGCTTTAATAAACAGGACGCTCCATTTTCCACGTACATTGTCAGGACAGAAGGGAATCCGTTTTGAAAATACCGCGTATACCGAAGCCACCTACGCTGTCCTTTTTACGGCCAGCAAAGAAAACCTCTTTGCGGCCAGCAAAGAAAACCACGTATCGCGGATCAAAGGTAAAATCGCCTGCCATAAAGCCGTTTTCGCCTGTAATAAAATCTAAAGAACTTGCGCAGGGGAAGGACCGCCCTACGCATATAGATCATGTCGAAGATATCTTCATAAGAAAAGGCGAAATTGGACTGTCTTACGCCATACACACACTGACGGAACTGCATAATATGTTAGTGGCTGCTATGAAGGACACTTCATACAAATCTAGTGTGGTGATTACCGAGAAGTTTGACGGGAGCCCTAGCATCGTGTTTGGCCGCGATAAAGACACTGGCGACTTCTTTGTAGCTACAAAATCTTACTTCAACAAAATACAGAAGTTAAACTTCACCGAAGAAGATATTCGCCTAAACCATGGTTATTCACAAAACCTTGTTGATAAACTGACTATAGCATTGAAGCATTTACCTAAAATCACGCCACGTACAGGTATCTTTCAGGGCGACTTAATGTATGTGCAAGGGATGAATGTAAAAATGGGGACAAATAAAATGTCCTTCACTGCAAACACGGTCACATATTCTTGCTATTCCGATACCCCTACTGGAAAGCGAATCTACAATTCAAAAATAGGCATTGCTATACACACGCAACACATTGGAGATCAGTACCTTCCTGCTAATATCTCTGTATTTAATAAAGATGAAAATGTTTTTGTTATTGATCCACGGATCAATCTTAACAAGGCCTATTACCCAGCAGAGTATCAACGTGAGTTCTTGATGTTGATGCAGGATATTAATAACACCCTACCGATGCAGACAGAGTATGCAGAAATTATGAAGAAGTCGGTAAGGCTGATGCGATATATCAATAAACAGGTTAAAGGCATTGCGGAGCAACGTGGTGATTCTGAGTTTGCTTCACCAGTATTTGATTCGTTCTTTTTTGTGCATTCTCACTTACAGAAGGCAAAGAAGCTGTTGAACAATGCTTTATCTAGTACGCGCCAGTTTTATACTGATATAAACGGCCAAGAAACGAAGGGCGAAGGATTTGTTGTTGTCTACGAACAAAAGGTGAGTAAGATAGTTGATAGAGAAGAATTTAGCCGACAGAACTTCTTGCGGCAAACAGACCTAGAGAAAAATGCAAAGACTGCCATTTTTGCCTATGCGCGGATGAACCCTCCTACACGGGGGCATCAACATTTAATTGAGCAAGTAAAACGTCTTGCTAAAGAATATAACGCGGATCATACGATTGTTTTAAGCTCCTCTCACGACGCGAACAATCCTTTACCTGCGTCTATTAAACTGGAGTACCTTAATGAATTGTTCCCTAATACTAATTTTTTCTTAGGAAATAACAGTTCCGCAGATTTTATTGGTCGCCTGTGTGTTCTTTATGCTGGAGGTATAGAACATCTTGTTTTTGTTGCTGGAGAAGATCGCGAAGAAACCTATCAGACATATCTCGACGCATACAACGGCAAAGATGATTATTTCTACTTCAAGAAAATAACGATGGTTTCTTCAGGGAAACGAAATCCTAAAGGAGATGGCATTGAAGCTATTTCTGGTACAAGAATAAGACAATATGCAGCGGACAATCAGTTCAATGCATTCTTTAAGGACCTTCCAACCACGGCCACACCAGAATTGGCTTACAGGTTATTTGCTGATGTTCAAAAAGGGTTGGAACCATGACAACAGTTTACAAAGTCTTTGGTCCACCCGGGAGTGGCAAGACCACATATTTACTGAATGTCGTAGATCAAGAAATGGAGGCGGGCATTCCTCCAATGCGTATTGGGTATTTTTCCTTTACCAAGAAGGCAGCGAACGAAGCAAGAGACAGAGCGATACAGCGCTTCCCTACGCTAAACGCGAAGACAGATTTCCCGTACTTCCGCACCCTGCATAGTTTGGCTTTTCATTGTCTTGGAACGCGGGCCGAGGATATCATGCAAGAGGAGCACTACAGAGAGTTTGCCAGCATGTCAGGCATTGCTGTAGATATTTCAAAAGACGAGGAAGACGGCTTTGCGAAAGCGGAAAATCCAATCCTTAATGAGATTAATCTCGCTCGAATCAGGGGAACTGATTTGCGTGAGCACTACAATAAATCCGGATTGGATATCGAATGGCACCACTTTGAATTTGTCGAACGATCTTACCGTCATTACAAAACCTCAAAAAGTCTTCTGGACTTCACCGACCTACTCGAACTGGTGGTGCTCGACCCGAACCGACTACCAAGATTGGAAGTACTCATTATCGATGAGGCTCAGGACTTATCACGGCTTCAATGGAATCTTGTGACAGCGCTTGTGGAAAGGTCAAAAAGAACCTATCTCGCAGGAGATGACGATCAAGCGATATTCACATGGGCAGGGGCAGACGTTAAATCATTTCTAGACTTTCAGGGGGAAGTACATGTCTTACAGCAGTCCTACAGAATCCCATCCACAGTCCATGCTCTTGCAAATCGCGTTGTCCAAAGGATCAAAGAACGGCAAGCTAAAGATTGGCTCCCGCGAGATTTCGTTGGCACCATCAAGCACTACAACGCTTTCGAAGACGTTCCAATTGATGATGGGCAATGGCTCATCCTTGCCAATACGAATTACATGCTCAATCCAATACACGAATGGTTGCGCGCACATGGAATTCTCTTTGAGCGAAACGGAGTCCCCAGCGTCTCACCACATGCCCTAAAAGCGGTGGTAGATTGGGAGCGTCTAAGAAAAGGGCTGTCTCTAGGCTTCTTGGATGTACAAAACGTCTACAAATATCTCGGCACAGGGACCGTGGCCCGGGGCTTTAAGAACTTTAAAGGAAGCCCTGATGTGCTTGAGTACGATTTACCCACCCTAAGTGGTCACTACGGGCTTTTGACTGATGCCATCTGGCATGAAGCGCTTGGGAAAATCAGCGAGGACAAGCGTATATACCTAAAAGCAGTGCTGCGACGCGGCTTCAAATTCTCCTCCTACGAGCGCATGCGGCTATCCACCATACACGGCTCCAAGGGTGGCGAAGCAGATAATGTGCTGGTAATGCTGGACCTATCCCCCAAGTTTGCCAAAGACTACGCCAAAAATTCCGACAGCGTAAACCGTTTGTTCTACGTTGCCTTCACGCGCACCAAGCAATCCTTGCATCTGGTGCTGCCAAAACAACAAGAAAAAGGATTTAAACTGTGAGATCATTACCACTTTTCCCCACCCGAAGCGAATGGGTAGCCCCAGACAGCTTCCCCAATTTATCTGTAGCAAAGGAAATTGCAATTGATCTTGAGACGTATGATCCGAATATGGAATCAATGGGAGCTGGCTGGCCTAGAAAAGATGGCTATATTGTTGGTTATGCTGTTGCTGTTGAGGGTTGGAGTGGCTATTTTCCAATAGCGCATGCAGGCGGCGGCAACCTAGATAAACGGCTAGTGGAGCGCTGGATCAAGGATGTACTGCTGCTCCCTTCTGACAAGATCATGCACAACGCGGCCTATGATTTAGGCTGGCTCATGGCAAGTGGTTTTACCGTCAATGGCAAGATCATTGATACGCTGATCGCGGCACCGCTACTAGATGAGAACCGCTTTTCCTACTCCCTAAACGCCCTTGGCTTTGACTATCTTAAAGAAGCCAAATCAGAACAGGGCTTAAAAGATGCCGCTGCTGACTTTGGCGTACATCCCAAAAAGGGCCTGTGGAAGCTCCCGGCGATGTATGTCGGGGAATACGCAGAACAGGATGCCGCGCTGACTTTAAAGCTCTGGCAGCACTTCAAATCTCTCCTGCGCGCTGAAGAGGTGGAAGCCATCTTCGAAATGGAGCTAGAACTCCTTCCTATCTTAGTAGGTCTTACCTATCGAGGAATACGATTTGATAGTGAAAAGGCTATCAGGATCATGGAAGAGATGAAGACCAGAGAAAGCGAACTGCTATCAAAGATCAAAACCATCTCCGGCGTTTCGGTGGATATCTGGGCAGCAGCCAGCATTGCCAAAGCTTTTGACAAAATAAATGTGCCCTATACCAAGACCGACAAAGGCGCACCATCGTTTACCAAAAGCTTCTTGGATACCTGTGACCATGAATTAGCAAAAACTATCCTTGAAGCAAGAGAGATAAATAAAACCTATGGCACCTTCTTGTCTCCATATTTGGATTTTGCAAAGGCAAGTGGCCGCATCCATCCGCATGTAAACCAACTGCGCTCAGAGGACGGCGGAACGGTGTCAGGACGTCTCTCCATGGCTTCGCCGAACCTGCAACAGGTCCCAGCAAGGCATGAGGTCATCGGACCTGCTGTGCGCTCTCTCTTCCTGCCAGAGGAAGGGGAACTATGGGCTTCCTGCGACTTCTCTTCCCAAGAACCACGGCTGCTGGTCCACTACGCAAGCCTTCTGGATTTACCCGGGGCAGATATCATGTCCGACGCTTACCGCGACGACCCCAACACTGATTTTCACCAAATGGTTGCCGACATGGCAAAGATAAAGCGCAAGCAAGCCAAAACTATTGGCTTAGGGCTGATGTACGGCATGGGGAAAAACAAACTGGCAGGAGAGCTTGATCTCACTGTAGAAGAAGCCAGTGAGCTTATCGATCAATTCCACAAAAGCGTTCCGTTCCTAAAAGGCACGGTAAATTCCGTCATAAAGCGCATAGAACACCCGGGATCCAGCGGCGCTATCCGCACCCTGATGGGCCGCAAATGCCGCTTCCCGCTCTGGGAGCCCATGGAATGGGGCGTGAACAAGGCGCTTCCCTATGATCAGGCATTCATTGCTTATGGACCGAGGATCAAGCGCGCAGGCACGTACAAAGGGCTAAATCGCCTAATACAAGGCTCGGCTGCAGATCAAACCAAAGCAGCGATGATCGCGCTACATAAAGCAGGCTTCTCCCCACTCCTGCAAGTGCATGATGAGGTGGACCTTTCCGTCAAAACCAAAGAGGAAGCCATCGAGGCCATGCATGTCATGACCAACGCAGTCAAGCTGGTTATCCCCTCACGGGTAGACGTGGAACTCGGGCCTAATTGGGGTGAGGCAAAATAAACATTCTTAACAGCACAAGGGCGACCAACATGCTCGCTCCTACGCCCACACAAAAGCCCCCGGCAAAACAAAGCATCGCAAAAGTTTCCATCACTCTGCCCCTTTCCTAAGCCTTCTGACTTCTGCCAGAAGCTTTTTGTTGTACGTATAAAGCTTCTTCAAATGCATGGCCCAATCATCGAAAGCCATCAAACGCATGTCTTCAACAATATCAGGCGTATCTTCAAACAGCACTGCTTGCTTTAACAGGTCTAGCTCTTTCGTCTTCTTCATACTTCCTCCTCTACCATTCGTCTGATGTCTTCTATGCTCAGTTTTGTTTTGTCATAAATAAACAGGATCATCTTGGCTGTGATACGTAATTCCCCGTTGCGTATGCGGCTGATTACAGATGGACTACTACATAACAGTGTGGAAAGCTCCTTATCGTTTTTTAGTTTGTACCTTTTCATCAGGTATTCAAAAAGCGCTATCTCTCTCTTTAGGTTCCGCATCTTTTATTTTCTCCACATGCTTTTGTGCATGCCACATATCTATAAACTCTTTCTCCCCGTATTTCCATATATGCGATGACGAACTAGGCTGGATTATTTTTGCAATGATCTCCCCTTCAGGATCAACATAAGCCATTACGTCATAACGCACTTCCATCCAATGGCATTTGTTCCTTTTCACCATAACGCTTCCCCATGTGTACTAGGCTCAGGCTTCGCGTCCCGGTGCTTTGCCTTCTCCACTATTCTCCAACCGGGCTGCACGAACCGCGCGGCTTCCCATCTTGTCCAAAACTTTCTGAACAATTTATTCTCTTCGTCATACACTTCAAACCTCATTGTTCCTCCCTCGCGTTCATCATTGCTTCGGCAATCTTGTATGACTCAGATGCAATCCATTCATACCCATGTTGATATAGCTCTCCAGCCTCATCTCTGCCAGCGCATATACCCTGCATCGCCTTCGCCGCAAAGTAATCCCTTAGCGACATCCCCGAACACCCGTAAGATGCCGAAGGAAAGGCCCTTTCCACGGCGACTTTATTATCTTGCTGCATGGTTCCTCCTCGTTACGTTGTATGCCCCAAAACAAATCATGCAATTGCTTAGTGTTCTCTCGCTGACGCTTTCTTCTCTCCAACGTGGCTTTGTTAGTCATGCTCTCACCTCATAATCATGAAAAATAACGCCTAGCTTTGCATTACCTACCTTATGTGGTTTTACCCACACCTCTTTGCCACTTCTCGTCCTACGTAAATGCCCCCTACGCTCATGCAAGCGAGGAGAAGCATGTGTACCACCAAGGCTCTCTGAGCGCGTCTTAGAAGGCTTTAAAACCACCGTCTTCCACTCATACATCGGCTTCTTCCCCTGCGCTATCTTGCGCCGGTTCGTAAACGTATCCTTGACCTCCAGACTGTGCGCCTCGTACCCTTTTGCGAGCGCCGAGAACCACGTAGCAACAAGCCCTAAAATGGTCTTTGCAACCGCCTCTGATATAGGCTCTTTCTCTGACTCCAAAACAGGACCAAATATTATCTTCCCGTCCTTGATCGCATACGCCAACTCCGCAAAATCTTTTTCAGAGGTTTTTTGTTTCTGCCCTGCTTTGTTCTTCCAAATCGATACAACAATCTTTTTTGAAGGATCGGAACCATGCACCATCATCATCAGTTCATGCAAGCCCTTATCTTTCCACGGACCGCGCCACAGTATTACGCAGTGATCAAACGGCGGACGATAATTCAATAACCAACTTGAATGTGTTCCACGTATTGCTATGTCGTTTAATGGCAATGGGCTGATGTCAAACCAATGCAAGGATGTTGGATCAAGGCCCTCTTCCACGGTTCTGTTTATTGTCTCGCGGATCAAGGGCGTACTCATGAATTCTTCTCCCGCAAAACTTGTTCAATGGCTTCGGCATATTGCGCGGGCTTTAAACATTCAAGATCGCACTCAAGACCACTCCATAGTGCTAGTCGTTCCTCATCCGTCAGCCCAACCCACGTATCGCCGCCTTCCCACGGCAACGGACGACCGGACAACTCGTATGCTTTGTGCCGCCAGTTTCTTGCGCTTTCCTTATAGCGTTCGCAGTCAGGGCATGTCACGTGTTCTTCTCCTTCAGTATCCGTTCAATTACATCAAACGCATCCGAGATACTCATCTGGTCGTAATACAACGGGATGCCAGCCATACGTTTATCTTCTGGGGTCAGCCCCTGCCATTCGCGCTGTGGTGGGGCGGTATAGAGTGGCGTCCACAAAACCCCTCTATACTGATCTTCTTTCGGTATTGTTTCTTTCAAATACATCCACCGATTGCTGCCCGTAATTCCAGTGTTCTGAAAACCCCACGCCACCGGCTTTTGCTCTGGCTGCGCTCCTGCTTTTAACAACTCTTCTTTTGTCATTTCTGCACGAATAATCTCTTCGTCATTCTCACGGTAAATAGCTACTACCTTGTCCTGTTGTCCGCGCAAGACAAGCACTTTTTTCGGCTCCTGCAGCGCCATCTGCGCCGCTTCTCGTAGGTTAGTCATTGTTCTTCTCCTTGTTTGGAGTATTGCCCAATCAACTTATACATTTCTTCTAGTTCTTTATCCCACGGAATAAACGCTCGAACAGCATCATTCATGCCCCATTCTTTATCGCATCTAGTACAGCCTACTTTGCGTGATGTAGGGCTAAACGACAAAAGCACTACGTATCTGTGGTTAAACAAAGCGCATAATATCCGTTCAATCATCCCTGCCCCCTTGCGCGGATAGCGGCTGCAACACGATCCTTTGCTTCCATTGTTATATCGTCTTGTTCACCAGCAATAGGTGTTTCAGCAATTACTGCACACGCCTCACGTTCTGCTGCTGCGACTAGGGCGGCAAATTTCTCCGCGTACTCAAGGCCAATGATTGGCATCCAATTCACATCGGTCGCCAAATGCAATCCAGCCTCATGCGCCATGCGGATAATGTCGTCGCGGTTCATTCCTGCCCCCTTGCGCGGATAGCGGCGGCAATCATGTTTGCTGTGTCATGAGACTGCGAACAAATATGCCATTCTGCTGACTCTTCAACAGCCAACTTCGCACACGCTTCTCGCTCACTTTTCCTAACCTGCCATTCCAACTCCACCAGCAGGTCTTCAATCGTCTCGCCGTGTCCCGTGGTATAGCCGGAACCTATCTGCCAGCGAGCCACCTTCTCGCGCTCCGCTTCTGCAACTAGGGCGGCAAAACGCTCAAGTTCATCTATTGTTTTGTCCCATCCTTCAGGACTCCAGCCATTTGCTTTTTCGTAAATGCGGATAATGTCCTCCCTCGTCATAAGCACTCCTCGATCAACTCAGCGATCTCCGCGAACGACGCGCCATCATCATTTAGCTTGGAAAGTTTTACCTTCTGCTCCCCACGGCTTATCTTGGGGTCAGAATCGTTGATCCCGGCCCAAGCAGATACCTCTTCAGGCAATAGACCTTCCATCTTCATATACGTAATCGTGTGATAGGTCAGGTCAGGATCACCTGTCTTATGCGGATAAGAGCCCCTGTGCCACTTCGTACCCGTCTCTTTGGAATGTAAATCGCACAGTACCCCAAGGCAGCAATAGTGGTCATGAAAGCGCAATTGCTTTCTCGCCTGCTTGTACTCACCGGAGCGCAGTGCCTTTAGCCACCGCTCTTTAATCTCTGGATTCATCTGACTTTCTCCTTTCTAAGTTATTTGGCATCTGCCTTCGTTGCAGCTAATACCTCAATGCGATCAATGGGCCAGCCTGTTAGCTTGTGAACGCTTAATATCATCTGTGCAGATATTTTCTTCTTGGTGATATTTCTGATCTTGGATATGGCGCTAGGCTGAACCCGCAGGGCATGTGCCAGCATCCTATCGTTGGTAAGACCAAGGTGCGCGGCCACCGCATCCAACAATGCGTTCGGTACAACATTTATCTTGCCTTGATTTAATTTCATTTTTACCCCGTAAAAAATAGCACCAGCATGGACCCCAGCAGCGCAATTACCAAAAGCTCTTTGGATGACACAGGGAATTCCCTGCTCTCCTCCATGGGCACATCCTCGTGCAGCAAGACCCGCTGCATCGCGTAATCCTCCATCTCCCATGAGGTGGTGTTGTTTGGAACATAATGTGCCCCGATCTTGGGCAACGGCTCGCGGATATATTTACCGTCTCTCAACATATGGCCTCCTTTTAGTGCACAGCATCCCCGTCGGCGGGGGTTAGCTCCTTTTTCAGTTGTGTGTAGTGATACAAAGTTTGCGCCAAGAATTCCTCCATCAAGTGCGGCTCATTTGCGGCTAGGCAAATCGACGCACAGACAGAAGACAAAATATCCATCGCTTCTTTCGGCCCATTAGTGCCGTCGTGCAATTTATAAAGAACGGTCTTGGCTGTCTCTCTATATCGATCCAGCCGTTGATCTTCAGTCTCAGTGTTTTTCTGCATGGTCGCCTCGACTTAACGTATCTATTGACAAGGCTTCCAAGCCTTCCTTGAAGTGCTCGAGGGCATCGGCTACCGAAGCAAACATCTTTTTCTCCGCCGCCAGCTTTGCCAATCCTACGCAAAGCATGATCGCTGCGGGGATGCCTATCCCAAGGGATATATCGTTCTCCTCCAACGATTCGCCCAGCATGTTGGCCGTATCGCGGACCTCGTCCATGAACTCCTCAAAATCCGGGTGCTTGCATTTCATTTCCTCTCCCTTGCCGTAAATGTGATGAGCTCATAGGAATACGTGCTCCCATCCTCATAAACTACGTGGATCATGTCGGCAAAGTAGTACCAACAGCCATGTAAGTTCTTCCCGCCGGGATTGGACGCAATGACCATCTTCCCCTCCCCCTTGGAACACTTCTGCTGCAGCAGGATAATCTTGCCCCCAGCCGTATTTGCCGTCTCCAACCATACCTCAGATGCCGCCCGTACCGACCCAGCATAGGTGAGTGCTGTGAATAATGCAAATAGAAAAAACCTATTCATCTCTCACCCCTGTTAGTTGGATACAGCAGTTCCGCAGCAATCACCGCGCAAAACATCGCGCCAGACAAGCCATAATGCCCGCTGCCCAAGGACCACGAAGCGCCTAACAGGACCAAAAGCTTGCCTATATATATCAACCAACTCATACCATTCACCCAATTTATGCCCGCCACCCCATTTATGCCATCCACTCGCATAGCTCCTCCCTGATATACCGCAAAATACTCCTATCCTCCCCTGCATCGACTAATGCCTCCAACTCAGGGCAGGGAACTATGCCATCCTTGGACAAGCGGTAATCCACATCCACCCACCCGTGAAAATCCAAATCACTCGCCGCATGATAAGCATAGGACCCCTCATGCACCACGAACCGGGTAACGAGGATCACGCACCACTGCTCGCGGACCTCCCAATCAAGCTTTGCAATAAAAGTCTCTTTTCCCACAATTTCTCCTTTCTCAAACACGGGCCCTGACCGCGAAACGTCAAAATCAGCAGCCAAAAACGTCAAGATTAATACCTACTCCTCACTGCAAACCAACACATGATCCAAAAAATCATTCAAATCCGACCCCATCAACTCCCCACTTTCTAACCCATAATGCGCCAAAATAATACCAATCAACATCTCACCAGCATCACATAACAAAGATATCCCCTCCGCCTCAGTACCCACAACCTCCCAAATATCCCTCCCTACCGACGGTCCATCTAATAAAAGTCTTGTGGTACTGATAACTTTTGTCAGATGTTTTGTTGCCTCATGGGCAAGATATTGCAGTTCGATTACCTCATCGTTCATGACAAAATCCTTTCTGATTACTTACAATGGTTGACAAACCTATGCTAAAACGAAGGCAAAAGGTGTCGCAGTTATGCAACCGTTCCACGTTTCTTTTGCAACTATTGCACAAACAACTCGTGACATTTCCATGACCGTTGAGTTATTGAGAGAGTTGGTTGTTGTGAGGAACAAGTGTGACGGTTACGAAGTTAGGATAAAGGATCGCGGATCGTGGATCAAGGGAAATAATGCGGGGTTTTTAGATCAAAAAGTTATAGAAATCGGGTTTTTTATAATTTTGGAGGGCTCCCTATAGAACTTTTTGGGGTCATGTTTGATTTTGTTCAAAAAATTTTCAAATTTGCCGTAATAGACGTAATGCCGTAAGAAGCTAGTATTGGTGCGGGTTTTCAGCATTACGTTAGCATCACGTTTATAAAATGGAATGTAATATTCTGGGGGGTTCCGCGAGATAATTTTTTTAGTTCCTGAATCACTTATGACCCCAAAAAATCTCTATAGGCCA